GCGGCTAGGAAATGGAAATCCCGCTCGGTAGCCAGAGCGGACCACTTCCCCGCCAGCCCTTCGTAACCAATCGCCTCCAATAACCACTTTTGGACGGTGATCGGGAAACGATCAGTGGCAGCAGAAAGGTCGAAACAGGTCCCCTCCTTCATGTCTTCGACTATTTTAAAGAACTCGGTAGCAGCTTTAAGCTGATTAAAAGTCCCATCTGTAGGTAGTCGTCAGAGAATCTCTGCAACATGAAGGTGGAGAGGTCTTAATGCACACTGAGTGAAGTAATCAGTGATTGCGAATACTCTAGCCTTGAGTTTTCCAGGTTCTACCTTTAATACCAATTTAGAAAGGTAGAGACCGGTCCGCGGAGCCCAATCTTTGTATTTGGTTCCTACTTCCTCATTAGCTATGAGGAGAGTATTGAGATGAAGATCAGTGTTAACATCACTATCACCTCAAGTGGACTCGATATAATCAAGTAAATTTCTTCGGACTTCTTCGTTCTCAGGGAGTGAGAGAGCGAACGCATCCCAATGGGCTGTGTACACAGCGGGACCATTGGGCCCGGCCTTGTTTGTAGCATGTACTTGCTTAAACCGGGCGGAGAGGGGAGTTATACGTATTGTCCGCAAGGGCATATGTAGTTTGAGTAGACCTTGGAAACGAGATTTTATGAACCATTCAAACTCCTTCCCCATTGGATCTGTGGTGTCGATATTCGACGAAGATGTTATGGTCGTAATATCAGGGAGTGCTTCAGGAACAAAGATCATACGTTTAACCGAGAGATTGGTTAAAACGGTGTGGATAAAGCGTTTATTATTAAACCATATCCCCCTCCGAAGGTGCTCGGGTATCCATCGGGGTAAGTTCCAAGATAAGGCTATGTGATGTTTAATCGTTGACTGATCCACTGATTCGACGGGTTGACCCGCGAGGTACTTTTGTACTACTCGCGCGCTCTCGTCTAGCCATTGGACAGTAACTTTCGGCCCACAGTGTCGCAGAGTTTTATCAATGGTTTGTAGCATCTCTTGCGAACTAGCCATCTCTCAAAGACGAGTCTTACTTACTACACCGTAGTAGATTCGAGAGAGTTCCGACGGAGCGAATTTATTAGTTGAAAGTTTCATTATATAAATATATAGTGGTTAACCTAAACGAAGTACTACTTCTGGAGTACGGCTCGCAACACCGCAGCTTACACGGAAAGTACGATAAATTGTATCTACAAGGCGGGACCCTTGTTATCGGGTTCCGACCTTGATAGCTACCGCACTTGCCCTCCT